CGGTGATAGTGACATTGAGGGCTTTGTCATCATGTGCAAAGATGAGCCAGTCTGCAAATGGGAAGGAATGGAGTGCATCAAGTTGGAGAAGAACACATGAATTCACCTTGGGACTACAAAGGGCAACCCTCAATCTGGACAAGAGATGCCGAACTGAAAATGATTAATGTTGGGAAAATGATTGGTGCTAAACGCAGAGAACAACTGAAAGCAAAAGAAGTTCAAGGACATCATCCTTATCAGGCGAGGAAGAACAAGAAATGAAATCAGCATTCGATTACAAAGGTCAACCCTCTGTCTGGCTCAGTGACGAGAAGATGAAACGCTTTAAGCAGGGTGAGGAGTTTGCCAAGCGTAAACAGGACAAACGAGACATCAACGAGAAGAATCAGGTCTTCATCTATTCCAAGGCATTGAGTACCAAGAAATGATTGTCAAGATACGCACCTTTTATGGCAGAAGCAGAGGTCTGCGAGGCGAGAGGGAGACTAAGGTAGATGAGGGAGTGGCTTGGTTATGCCAGAAGTGTGGAGAGGTGATCCTGTACGAACACCTCATCCACAAGCACTTTTGCAAGAGATTGCTTACGCTACGAGTCCATTCAGATACTGAGTCTTCCCCGCCACCTTGACAGCAGTCAGTTCTTGTTTCTTTAGGTTGTTGGGGTCATAGGAAACATGAACCCACCCTGAGTTTGGCTGACCTTGGGTGTAGAACTCCAGAATCAATTGGGTGTAGTCGAGGTTATCCATGATCCATTGCGCCAGATCGGGATTGGAGACTCCATCAATCTCTAAATCGCAGGCTTGCCCCTTGCAATGATCTGAGGTCTTCGATCCGCCCACTGCCGCATTACTCTCAGGACTACGATAACCACTATTAATCGTCACAGGCTTACCAAAGTGGTCACGCACAGGTTGCAAAACATTCTCACACAACAGTTTGAGGTTCTCAATGGTTGCCTCATCAGGCGTATTGTCCAGACCCAGACGAGTGGCGGTGTCTGACTTGGTGAGTTCTTTGAGGGTGAAGTTAGCTGACAAGTTCATGGTTTTCCTTTCAGGGTTTGGTAGATTGAGTTGTAGGCATCGATGCAGGAATTGAGTTGTCTGGTGTTTGCGTCTCCTTGCTCTGCGATGGCGACAAGAGATTTAGCAACCTCTCGGTCAAGTTCGGCTGTTGCTTGAACGCTATCTCTGGGGGGAGAGGTGGAATCTGTGGGGGTTGGTATGGGGCAGTTGGTTGCCTTGACAGGAATCCGCAACTTGAGAGCACCAGACTCAAGGTCAGAATTGCGCTTAAGTTTCGCAAGTTTTGCATCTTGATTTGCTTTCTGAAGTTTAGTGGCTTGGGTTTGAATTGCTGAGACTAGGATTTGTTCCTTCTGCCTAGCCTCGGCATTGAGGGCGGCTATTTCAAGTTGCTGACGAGTCACCTCATCATGCTTGCCCTTGTAATAGCCACCGCCAAATGAACTCATCACCGCCATCAGGATGCCCAACAGCACCCAAGGATTGAACAAACTCATGGTGCGGGTGGCTCGTCATTGTCTGTAGCGTCTGCCTTTGCAGTTGCATTAGCTATTGCCTTAACGCCAGAACGACCAGCTACACCACCCAAAACACCAGTGATGAACACCATGATGGTGTTGATCTGTTGCAAGTAGATAGAGTCTATCTTTGCCATTCCTGCCATTGGTTGCGTTACGAACGAGACACTGTATAAAAACATAGCCATAGCACCAAGCAAAATGCTTACAAGAACCACAATGACAAATGCCCAAACTCGGATTTCGATTTCGTCTGAGTTTAGGCGGTTACTTGGTTTAAATCCTACTGTTGGCATTACTTTTTCTCCTGTTCAGGTTTAACGAGTTGCTCTGGACAAGTACCTGTGGCGGTACAGATTGGGGGCTTACATTCGGCATTTTGCCAATTCTGGGGGTCTTGGCAAGGGTATCTGAACCTGTCTTGACAACCCATCAACAGAACCAGTGCCATCAAGCAAACTATTTTCATTTCTCTTTCTCCCTTTCCTTCTGTTCAACCTGTCTTCTCAGTTTTTCAACCTTCTCGACCTGAGATTTAGCCTCATTCTTGGTTTCCAAGATGTCAAGATAAAGAAAACCCATGATAGGTAGCAGTAGAGCAATCAACACGCAAGCCGCAATCCAACCCATTATTTCCTCTCCCAATGGCTTACGAACACGAACCACAACCATAGGTAAAGGAGGAATATAAAAGTCACTGTCACCGCCCCTAGCTTTGCTTGTAGGTTTCTTTCTTCCTCCTTGCGTAGCCATACCTCTTGCCTCTTTTTAGCCTCTTCCTTTAACCTTGCTTGGGTTTGCTCCTCCTCAATCTTGTCCTTCATGTCATATACAGAACTGTACAAAGCCCCCATCTCAGGGGGCGCACTGTATACGAGGCACTCACGAATCTGAATCACCAACCTATCCATCTCTTGCTGTGCCATCACCCTCTTCAAAGCCGCCTCCATGTGGTTCTGATTAGGGTCATAGACTGTCAGACTCTTTTCTTCTTCTTCTCTGATGTGTGCCGCCAGTTGCTCCTGAAGTTTGAAGAACTCTGTCAGGTTCTTAACTATGTCTATCTTGACTTGAGTCTCGTCAACATCGACATAATCCGACTTCTTAGACTTTGCCACAGGCTTTGCAACTTGAGGCTTTGGGCTAACAGCAAAGAACTTGCGTAGCTTGCTCCAGAAGCCACCAAGTTCCTTGCCGATAGCCACAACCTCATCAGCAGTTCTTTTGACTTGAACAAACTGATCTTTAGCTTGCTTGTATAAGTCAACACCTTGCTGAATCTGCTTGACCAGCCCTGCCGCCATAAGGCAAATCGTGATTGGGTCAATTTCAATCTCCTATTCTGTTTGAGCATTAGACAGAACATTAAACATCAATGGGTAGTCAAGTTCAGGAAACAATCCAGTGACCTTACCAGCCTGTTTAGCACCTTGACCAGCTAAATAAGAAGCCTCACCAACTAATCTTGGTGAAGAACCAGCCAAATAAGCGGCAGTCAATGGGTTAGAGACTTGACTAAGCAAACCAGCCGTACCGATAGTTCCAGCGGCTTGAATACCTCTAGGAGTCACTTTGCTCAAAGCCTGACCAGCCAGTGCTGGCTTGATTGGTATACCACCACCATACACAGGTGATGTGGCTTCAAGTTGACTTACCAAATTGGCTCGTTGACCATAGTTTGTGCTTGCATTGTCACGCAATACAGTTTGCAATTTACGCAAACCAGCATCAGCACTTGCTTTTTTACCTTGAGATAATGATTTTTCAATTTCACGAACTTGCTCTGCTGTAGTTGCATACTGCTTCATTGTTTCAGCGTATGTTGGGGCTTGTCTCTGAATTGTTGACTTTATAGAGTTATAAATATCTCCAATAATATCCCTTGATGATTTCTTGGTTATTGGTATATCTGAAAGTACATCATCATAAATTTTTTGCTTGAGAATATCCAAACCTTCAGGAGTGTGAAATTCTGCTGGATTGCTATTCTTCCAATCATCAATGATTTTTTGTGCTTTTGTGATATATCCTGCGGCATCTTCACTACGCACTTTACCTTTATAGTAAACCCTATCTGCCGCTTTTCCTAATGAATTATCTATATCAGTAAAGTCTAAAACTGACTTATCGTTTTTGATGTTCACCATTCCAGAACGATAAAGGTCTTGTTGTTGCTTTATCATTGCTTGTAAATTTGCTTTGGTATCCTCAAGAACTTGAAGTTGGTCAGCAGTACCACGCAAGTTTTCTGTGAAAGACTTAGCCTTTTCGCCACCTTCTTTACCAGCCTGAAATGCCTGTCTAACAGACTCAGACCCTGCACCTGTAATCATCCCTAATGTTGGTGCTACTAACTGTGCTCCTAGTTTTACAGGGGCTGTGATGACATTTAAAGGGTTGGTAATATCTGCGGCTTTGGTTAAGACTTTTGATGCTGTACTTGCTTTTGGCGCAATACCAGCACCACCAGTAAACAATAGAGACACATCAGATAAAACACCAGCAGGGTCAGTTGCTATGGCTTGTTTTGCGCCTTCAACACTGCCATATCTATTTGCCATGAATGCGCCAACTTGTTCAGCAGATTTCTCACCTTTTAGGCGCATCTGCTTTGCCAAATCAGACTCAAAGAAAGGCTCACCCAAGACTTTAGATGTTGCACCAACAAACAAAGTTCCTAAGTCTCTTGCGGTCTGTACAGGGTCTGTAACTGCTTTAAATACATCAGTTGCCATGCTATACAAAGAACTTGGGAAATTCATTACAGCACCAGTAAGAACCTGACTTGGTGTCATTGATGAACTTGCTTGCGGTTCTTGTCTTTGTACCTGAGTTGTAACTGGTGCAGTTTGTGTCGCTGGAGCACTAGGAGTCAAGCCATTTTCACGCTCAAATTTGTCAATTTGTGCATCTGTGTACCCTGCCGCTTTAGCGGCTTGACGATCAATAGTTGCCATGTTTTATCTCCTGCCGCCAGTTATGTTTAATGGATTGACATTATTTCCTTGAATAACAAAACTTGCCAGTGGTGGCAAAGAACTAGATGGTTTTAAAGCATCCAATGCGGCTTTGCTATACCCTTGAACACGCAACACATTATCAAGTTTGTCGTATGCCTTTTTAGCAATTTCTGCTTGTCTATCAAGATTCGCTTTGGCTTGTGCAGGATTCATACCTTTAGTCACCATAGCTTTGTCAAACTCAGCCTTTTCAGGAGCAGTCAAAGCCGCACCAAACAAGTCATTTCTGACTTTATTGACATGATCTTGATATGACTGCCACCATTGGAACAATGCAACTCTGTTGGGTTCATTTGATTTTCCTGCCGCCCATACATCAATGTCACCAGCACTGTTAGTCACATAACCAGCAAATTCTGGCTTAAATGATGTAGTCAAGTCACTCAACTTATCAACCATCCCTGCCTTATCTGCCAACTTAGTGGCATCAGCAAGTTTGATTTCTTTACCATCAGCGGCTTTTTGATGCTTATCTTGTGCATCTTTGATTTTTATTCTAGCCAACTCAATATTCAACTCTCTAAGAGCATTGCTTGTTTCTCTTGACTGATCTCTAGCATTCTTTTCAGAAGCATATTTCTGAGCATCACTATTCAACTTTGTCAATTTTTCCATCAACACATTTTGATCTTCAAAATCAAGATTTGCAAAGTTTTTAGCAAGTTGGTTAGCGTAAGGCAACACTGTTGGATGAATTGCATTACCAGCAATCAATGATTGAATTGCATTGTCAGAAGATGCGGTTTGAACTGGTTGACCTTCTGGAGTGATAATTTTCCAAGTACCATCTGGCTGACGCTCAACAAGTCTCTCACCTTTCTTGAGTTCCTTGGTTTCTGGTGTAAGTTGCTTGAGAATTTGACGACCAGCAACAGTTGTTGACAGTTTTTTCTCAACTTCAGGATTACGAGTTCCATCCTCGTTGAACAAAGTCTTGGCAAGTTGCTGAACTTGTAATGATTCAATACCTTGCATTGAATCAAGTGTTTGCTTAACAATATTTGCTCCAGCCTGTCCATAACTTGTTATCAATGCACTAGCAACATCTTGGTTAATCGTTTTGGTTGTTGGGTCAACCAATGGAGTTGTTGGTTCACCAGTTTCAGGATTTATTCCTTTTGCAAGTCTCAATGCCTTGAATTCAAGTTGCTTGGATTGCAAAGACTCAATACCTTGAACACCTTCAAGTCTAGACTTGACAATATTTGCACCAACTTGACCATATTGAGACACCAACTGGTTTGCAACATCTTGATTAAATGTTTGAGTTGTTGGGTTAAATAATGGTGTCGTTGGCTCACCAGTATCAGGGTCTATGCCGTTAGCAATACTTAATGCTCGTGACTCCATGCCACGCTGTTGCATATTTTGACCACGCTCAAGCAAATATCTTTCACGCTCAAAGCCACGAGTTTCTGCAACAGCGGCTTGTTCTTTAGCCTTCATCATCTCATTACGCAACAGGAATGCCGCTTCTTGGTCACCAGTTTGCAAAGCCATTTGAATTGCTGGAGCAAAAGAATCTGGATTTGTTGGGTCAATCATGCCAAGCAACTGCTGACGCTGAGTAATCTTCTGCAATTGTGGGTCAACCCCACCCAACGCACCACCAATGGCACGACCTAGTTGCTGTGCGCCAAGGGCAATACCATATTGACCCTGTTCCATTGGGCTAAGTCTTGCTGATTGCAAGGCTTGCGCTTCCATAGCGGCTTGCCGCTGTTGCTCATACTGCTGTGGAGTAGCGAATAAACCTAAGATGTCTGATGTTGCCATGATTTATTCCTTAAAGGTTTATTCCAAGATATTCACGCCATGCTGATGGGTTAATGTTATAGCCAGCCGCACCAGATGGGGCAGAGCCAAAATATTTGTCATAAAGATTTGCAAATCCTTGACCAAACTCAGGACTCTTTCCTAAATTCATTAAGCCAGTTCCAATACCGCTTTGTCCAGCTACTTTTTCAATTGATTTTGCCGCACCAAGACCGCCATAAAGCAATGATTGACCAACATTAGCACCAGCAGTAGCCGATTTACCACCCAACTGTGCGCCAATATCTAATGGCTGTTGACCAAGAGATTCAATCGTAGAGCCAGCACCTAAATAGGTTGTGAATGGAGTCAAAGCACCAATCTGACCAGCTTGATACTGACCAAGCAAATTAGCACCAGAACCTAATAATCCTGTGCCAAATGCCACCTGTTGTTGACCAGCCTGTTGAGCTTGAGCCGCCAAAGCCGCATCTTGTTGCGCTAATGCGTTGTAATAGGCTTCCATCTCAGGAGTTGTTGCACCCAAACCAGCCGCACCACTTGGTCTAGTACCTGTAGCACCTACAGACAGTCCACCACGACCTGTTTGGTACAACTGGTTTTGCAACTGAGCAAATTGACGCTCACGGCTAGGTGCAAGCAAATCTTGCTGTCGTGCCATGTATTGAGCCGCTACTTGTTCAGGCGTCTGTTGCAGATACTGTTGACCCAATCCAAACA